CTTTAACATTTCATACTGCATCATAGGAAATCGATCAAACATTTTGAAGTAACACTTATTCTCTTTAGTGTAACCATCCCTACAAATATCCCATATCATTGGGCCCTCTTTACTGACCAAATGAGTTGGAGTATATTCTTTATACAGTTCATCACATCCATATGTGGTGTGATTATTCAGATGTTTTAAATTAAAGACAGAACGAGATGTTCCATTTGATATAACTACGATCATATCTCTCACATGAAAATGACTACAAATAAAAAAAGGGAGAGGATTTCTCCCCTCCCTTTTGAATCCCTACAAATATGTAGGTCATGAATTACATGAGGTTCGAGATACGAACTTTCCTGTAGTATTCATTTGTGTTTGGCCCTGAAGCATTCAGGTTAGTTGCTGCCAAAGTACCATTTCCAACTGTTGCACCTTCTGCGAATGGATTCCCTACGATTCCATAACGTGTCTTGAATGCAATTCGTGGTTGGAAACTTGCACTATCAACCGCACGAACCATTTGCAATGGAACATATGGGCAATAGAATATACCAGCATCCATAGGTGAAGAACCTTTGTAACCAACACAGTAGTATTCTGCTGCGTTTGATGCTGCATAAGGATCAACAAATACTTTGTATCGACCATTAAGAACACCAGCAAAAGTTCCTGCTGCTTCATCAACATTCAGATTTGTGCTCATTGCTGGAGCATAATCCAAGATTCCTGCCATTTGAAGAGCAGAAGCGACATCTGAAGATGTCATGATGATGTTACCTTTACCTCTACGTGTTCCCTTTGCAATAGCATTGGCATCACGCTCAATTTGCATCATTAGACCCTTGAACTTTTCAACCATCCAACGTCCATTGGAGTCTGTGTCAAGGTCAAATATTCCGGCAGATGAAGTACCGACTGCGGCACCAATCTTTGCGTTGATGTAAATCTTACGAACAACCTCACGATTGATCTCAGCAAGAATTTCACCAGAAAGAATATTTGCAAGTTCTGCTTCTGCATCAAGTCCATGAACAGCACGCAAATCTTGTTGAAGTTCCATTGAATAAGAACCCTTGAGAGCTCTTGTTCCAGCGGCAATTGAAATTTTCTCGATGGAGAAGGACATTTCTTGTGAGATATCAGTCTCACCAGCATCTGTCTCCATTCCGACTGTGGATGAGTAAACGTTTGCAGAAACGTTTCCTGTTCCATCAGTATGTACTAACAAGCCAGGTACATTCTTGATGTCGCCTGTTCCTGTTGCAGCACCAGATGTCTTATCTTGTGTTGCATGACCCGCTTCGTTGTAGAATAGTTCGTCACCAGTTTGTGAGTCCATTCTTGCACGTAATGCGAAAATCAGTCCTGTTGGGCCTGACATTGGTTGAACACCACAAACATCATAAGCGATGAGTTGAGGCATTGCACGTCGCACCATACTGATCAAAACTGGATCAGCAAAGTCAATGCTTGCATGAGTTGGGTTTCCTGCACCACCAGCAAAGTCAGCAGCTGTTGTGAGCCCCATGTCAGTAACTGGCGCGGCTTCTGTCAACATTCCACCTTTTTTGTCAAGTGCAGCTTGTGCTTCTACGTTTTCTAAACAAATCGCGGTAACAGCTCTACGATGTGCATCCTTGATCTCAGGAAGATCTGGATGATCCAGAACTGGAGCCCACTTTTTGTTTATATTTTCTTGAAGTTGCATTTTCTAAACTCCTTAAAATTGTTTAAAGTTATTATTTACGAGCAATAGCTTTGCTATATGCTTCCATGATGCTATTCATCTTAGGATCTGAAACTTCTTCTCCATCAGATGCATCTACTTGTTCAACGTTTTCATCCTGTTTTTTGTTGTCAGGGAAATAACTCTCCTTGATTGTTTTCACTTTTTCCTCAAAATTTTCGGAATCATCTTCGTAAGAAACACCCTCTACGAGAGATTTCATCTTTTCAGATTGTGTGTCTGCAAGATCTTCGCAAACTTCTTCTAGAATCTTATTCTTACGATATTCGTTGAGTTCAGATTTAATTTTAATATTATCTTGAACTTTGTCATTAAGTTGTCCTTCTAAGTCTTCAACTTTGTCGAACAGATTTTCTACAATGTCAACCTTTTCATCAGGCACTTCAATGTAGTGTTCTTTGAAGAGATCTTTCAGACCACCCATGAATTCTTCTGTGATTTCGCTTCTTAAAGAACTCTCAAGTGCAAGCTCATTCTCTTTCATCCACTCTTCAACTACGTAGTTGAGGTATCCGTCAACTTTGTCAGTCAACTCGTCACGGAATGAAACGATTTCTTCTTGCAATTCTGATTGATATTCTTTTTCCATATCTTCAACTTTTGAACTTGCGATTTCCATCACTTTTTGATGAACTGCAGCTTCGAAAATTGTTGATGCTTTGGTTTTGAATTCTTCAGAAAGTTCTTCGCCTTCAACTAATGCATCGATATCTTCTTTGACATTAATTTCTGGTACAGCGACTTTAATTTTCTTTTTCTTTTTACCTATTGCAACCTTGTCACCATCTGGTGCGGAATCATCTACTGTTTCTCCGCCAAGATCTTCAGCTTCGATAACATCCATAAGGTCTTTGAAACGCTTAGAAACATCTTCCTTTTTGAGTCCATTAACTTTATCAAAAAGTGCGGAAATCATTGCAGTTTTAGTAGTAGGAACTTTTACTTCCTCCTTCTTCACTTGCTCGTCTTCCTCTTCTTCATCGTCATCATCTTCACCTTCTTCATCGTCATCTTCTTTGACTTTTGCTTTAGGTGCTTCTGCTACGACTTCTTGAGTCTCTTCTGTTTCTTCGATTTGTTCTGGAGCTTCAACAAGTTCCTCTTGCTCAGTTTGTTCCAGAATTTCTTCTTGAGTTGTATTTTCCATAGAACTTGGTACTCCTAAATTATGGTATATTCTGTGTACATACGTTATACTGTTAATATTTATAAAATCACAACTTTGACAATAAATTTTTGAACTCGTTTAATTTTACTTCCTCGAGCTTTTTGGAAGGAGCATTTAGAATATTATCCCTTGCTCGTTCAACATCTTGTGCTTTCAACAAACCATTATCCCAAACCCATTCTACTCCTTCCATAATGCCTTCAACGAAAGCGTTAGGTGCAGAAGGATCTGCGACAATATCTGCAGCGGTTGCAAGATAGAAGTCATTTTGCACAACTTGTGCATTCTTTTCGTCTGCTTTTAATGTTCCCATACCTCTTGAGGAAACACCTAGCCTAGCACCCTCATCGATAAGATTCTTAACAATCATACCATTTGGTGTGCCTAAAATCTTTGCCCGACCTACGAAATTCTTACCTTCTTTTCTTAAATCGGTAATCATGTGCGATGCACGATCTAAATTGACAGTTGGGCCGTCTGGATGTCCTAATTCTCCAAATGCACGTTTTGGTTCAACGTACTCTTTAACATAACGATCTACTTCTTTTTCAAGGACAGGCAACGGATAAATTCTGCCGTTTTTGTTCTTACGTTCTGACTGCATGAAGATACCTTCAATGAAGTATTGTTTGGCTTTTCCTGCACCTTCGTCAATCAGTTCGTATTCTACTGTTTCTGTAAGTTCGCAAATTAGTTTCATTTTACCTACCTTACGTTATCGAATGCAAAATCCAAGATTTTCAAGAACGACTTTGTGTCTTTGTTCATGTTGTCTCGCATCTTTTTCTTGTTAGTACTATTTAGAGAGTCTAAAGTCTTTAATATAGTAGACGCAGCATCTGGATCTATTGGTACAGATGTGCCTGATTTAAATTTTATGTCTGCTTCTCGTTTCTTTTTAACTACTGCTCGTAATTGTTTTTCAACATCTTCCTCAAGAGGTAGTTTTGGCATTTTACCTATAAGTATATTGTCATCCTGTTCTACAGGAGTTTCTAAAATACCTCTGAGTTGTTTAAGAGTTTTCATTTACAAACCTAATTTTGTGCGCAAGCTGCAAGTTTAATGTCTGCATGAGCAGCAAAAAGTTTATCAGATGCTTCTTTTCTTACATACTGAACCCCATTTGCAGGCACAGTAAACGTTCCAATATCTGTTCCGCCACTTTCTTCTAATGTAACTAATCTAGCAGTACCCCCTGCATTTGCACATCGTACTAATCTTGCAGATCCAACATTTGATGCTGTACCCGAACCAGTTCCGGCTGCTGCTTCTGTTCCTTTAATCGTTATAATCATGCTTGTACCTCCGTTGGTTCAGCTGCTGGTTCTTCTACTTTAGTTGGTTCTTGTGTTACAACAGGCTCTTCAACTGAAGGTTCTTGTTCTACCTTATCTGCAAACATTCTAGCAGAAACATCTTGTTTTCGTGCATCTATTGCACTTGTTACTTTATCCGCAATAAGCGTATTGAATGCATCTGTAACCTTAATTGGTTTATCTTGCATTGAAAAATCTACTATGTCAACCATTTTAAGTTCTTTTTGTGTTTCTTGTTCTGCCATTCTAATCTCCAAAAAATTATCTATTAATATTTATACAATTAAATAACTCTAAATCAACCGAAATTCTTCTTTCTATAGTCCGAAATGTCAGTTAATTGTGTACTAGAGTCATTTTCCAAGTCAATTTTAGTCTCTTCACCATATCCACCTTCATCTTCACCGCCCTCAGCTTCCAATTCCTGAGCAATTTGTTTGTCTTCGTGTTCTATTTCTTCTTCAGTTTGATGTAAGATATTGGTTCTGAACCACTCTTTTGAGTAATACTTACCTATCATATCTTCCATATCTCTTGCAATAGTCATTCTCTGTGTCATTATTTCAGACATTTTCTGTTCTGCATAATGATGGTCTGTGTTAAACTGATAATGAACTTTGTCTTTAATCTTTTCCCATTCATTTGCAGTCATGATATTCTTCAATATCAACTGTCTTTCCATGATATCATTAAACATGATGGAAAATCTTGTCTGCAACTTTTGAATGAATTTACTGAAAAGAAGTTCATCCCTCGATATCTCACTTTCCCTTCCTAAAGAGAAGCCAGAGTCAGCCTCAAGTCTTGATACAGGAACGTGCATTGCTTTGTAGAGTTTCTTCTGGAAGTATTCTACATCTTCTAACTGTCCTAGATTTTCTCCGCCAGGAAGTGTGGTAATTTCTGTTCCCCTACCACCTTCTCTTCGTGGCAACCAGTAATCCTCCAACATTGATTGATGTCGTTTGTCATCCTTTACTTCTCCTGTATCGGAATCATACAACAAACGATTCTTATATCGTGTCATAATGTCACGAATATATTGTTCTGCTTTGATCTTTGGTAAGTTACCTACATCAATGTAAAAAATTCTTCGTTCTGGAGCTCGTGAAATACGATA